CTCCATATTTTCCCCGGAGGGATATTTGGAAAGCCAATTGGGGATTAGGTTCTAGGGCCCACGGGAAGTTTCTCGTGTGCTCCTTTCTTCCCGCTGGTCTCGCTCACAACGGGCCCTAGAATCTAACCCCTAATTGGCCCCAAACGCCCTCTATCTAAGGAGCAACTATGGGTAAAAGGGCCGCAACACCCTCTAAACCAGCTCGAACTGTAGAGCAACGCGAAGCGCAAATGATCAATCTAGCGCTTGAGCTTGCCGAGAAGCAGCTTCGAGAGGGAACAGCACCGGCAACCACGGTGAATCACTACCTCAAGCTCGCCTCCACAAGAGAACAGCTCGAGGTGGAGAAGCTGAGAAACGAAACAGCACTCCTCGAGGCGAAGAAGACGGCGCTCGTCAGCGCTGAGCAAGCCGAGAAGATTGCCAAAGAAGCCATCGAAGCCTTCCGTACATACTCTGGAGCGGGAGATGTTACGAACGTATACTGAACTGGCGCGCCTCGAGACCTTTGAGGAGCGGTTTGACTACCTGGCTCTCACCGGGCAAGTCGGTACAGCCACGTTTGGCTTCGATCGTTACCTGAACCAGAGATTCTACACCTCGACGGAGTGGAAGAAGGTCAGGAACTTTGTTCTGGCTCGAGATGAAGCCTGCGACCTCGGGATCGAGGGACTTGACATCAGATACATGCCGCTAATCCACCACATGAATCCGATTCAGCCCAGAGATCTCGAGGAATTCAATCCAGACATCCTCGAGCCAGAGTTTCTCATCACGACAACCAAGAATACCCACAACGCGATACACTTCGGAGACCGATCGAGGTTGACACCACGAGTTGTTGAGCGTCGACCGAATGATCAAGCTCCCTGGAGGATCTAATGGGAACGATTCTTGAAGATACTAAGAAGGCAATCGGCATCATGCCGGGTTATGATGTCTTCGACGACCAGATCCTCATGCACATCAACACTGCACGGATGGATCTCGCACAATTGGGGCCAAAATGCGACGTCCCGATTGAGAAAGATACTGCTTGGACAGTCTTCGACCAGATCGACGACGAGGCGGCTATCAAGTCATACATTGCCATGAAGGTTAAGCTGTTCTTCGACCCACCGGGGAACTCCTTCTTGGTCTCCGCTTACCAGAAGCTGATCGAGGAGGCAGCATGGCGACTGATCTATCAGACCGAGGGGAAGCAGAGGTAGAAGACCTCATTCACCACGGCGTAAAAGGCCAGAAATGGGGCGTCATCCGCAAGAAGGCTAGCGCTGGTCGGAAGGCCACCATCAAGGCTATCCAGAAGAGTGGACGATTCACTGCCAACGCCACCAAGACAACCATCAAGACTGCTCGAACTGGGGCAGCTAAGGTACAGAAGGCTAAGCAGGCCCATGACCAGCGAGTCGCCGGAAAGAAGCAGGCAAAGGCTGACGCCAAGGCCCGAAAGAAGTTCGCAAACCGAGGCTATAAGAAGATCAGCGACACAGAACTCCAGTCCAGAATTAAGCGGCTGGAGCAAGAGAAACGCTATCGGGAGCTCAAGGCCGATCGCCACCTGGTTCGAGGTCGTGAGGTCACTAGGTCGATCCTCGAGAACTCTCTGACCAAGGCTGGTACATACGCCGGTACGAAGCTCATGAAGTCTGCGTTTGATAATGCATTCGAGGGCGCTACTGGCGGTAAGGCTGGCAAGAAGGCTGCGGCAGAGAACATTAAGAAGGCTGCTGAGAAGGCACAAGAAGCTGCTCAAGCAGCGGCAGTTGTCGCTGAAGAGGCGAAGGTGACATATAAGTCTACTGGCGGCCCTGATCGAAAGAAGCTCCCGAAGGCATCTGCTCCCAAGCAGATCGAGAAGCCGAAGTCGTATAAGCAGACTAAGCCCTCCCCCAAGAAGAAGCGCTACCCGCGCAACCCTGGGAGCACAGCTAAGTAATGCTCTCGAACACCGCAGTACCAAAATACTACGGGCAGTTTCGTGACGCAGTCATCCGAGGCGAGATTCCGGTATGCGAAGAAATCTCATGCGAGATGAATCGCATCGATGCTCTCATCGCAAACCCGGAATACTACTACGATGACAAGGCTGTAGAGGGCTTTATCGCTTACTGCGAGAACGAGCTCACACTGTCCGATGGAGCTGACCTCCATTTGCTCGACAGCTTCAAGCTCTGGGCCGAACAGCTCCTTGGCTGGTACTACTTCGAGGATCGTCAGGTCTTCGTCCCATATGAGGATGGAGTCGGCGGTCGATACGAGACCAAAACAGTAAAGAAGCGCCTAACAATCAAGCAGTATCTGATCGTTGCTCGTGGGGCAGCGAAGTCGATGTACATGTCGCTCATCCAGAACTACTTCATGGTGATCGACACTACAACGACGCATCAGATCGCTACGGCTCCGACCATGAAGCAGGCTGAAGAGGTGATGGGTCCATTCAGGACTGCAATCACCCGTGCTAGAGGTCCGCTGTACAAGTTCCTGACTGAGGGATCCATTCAAAATACAACTGGTGCGAGGGCTAACCGCCAGAAGCTGGTTGCTACGAAGAAAGGTGTGGAGAACTTCCTCACTGGATCCCTCCTCGAGGTTCGCCCCATGTCCATCGACAAGCTTCAGGGTCTTCGACCCAAGGTCTGTACGGTGGATGAGTGGCTTTCTGGTGACATCCGTGAGGACGTCGTCGGTGCGCTGGAACAGGGTGCCTCGAAGATCGATGACCCGGTCATTCTGGCCGTCTCATCCGAAGGAACCATCCGCAATGCGGTGGGCGACACCATGAAGATGGAGTTGCTCAAAATCCTGAAGGGTGAATACATCGCCCCTCACATCTCAATCTTCTACTACAGACTTGATGACATCAAGGAAGTAGCAGATCCTGCTATGTGGGTTAAAGCCCAGCCGAACATTGGCATCACTGTCTCTTATGATCGGTACCAGCAGGACGTCGAGCGAATGGAACAAGCCCCGGCCGCTCGAAACGACATCCTCGCTAAGAGGTTCGGGATCCCTATGGAGGGATACACTTACTTCTTCACTTACGAGGAGACGATCCCGCACCGAAAGAACACTTTCTGGAACATGCAGTGTGCTATGGGCGCCGACTTGTCCCAGGGTGATGACTTCTGTGCGTTCACCTTCCTGTTCCCGCTTAGGAATCAGGCTTTCGGCGTAAAGACTCTGGCATACATCTCTGAGCTGACGCTCATGAAGTTGCCGGGAGCTCTACGCCAGAAGTATGACGAGTTCATCCAAGAAGGAAGCCTCCGAGTTATGGAGGGCACCGTCCTGGATATGATGGAGGTCTATGAAGATCTGGACCTCTATATCGACGAACAGAAGTACGACGTCTCGGCGTTTGGTTTCGACCCGTACAACGCCAAGGAGTTCGTAACCAGGTGGGAGCAGGAGAACGGACCGTACGGTATCGAGAAGGTAATTCAGGGAGCTAGAACAGAATCGGTCCCACTCGGGGAGCTGAAGAAACTGGCCTCCGAACGTCTTCTCATCTTCGACCAGGAACTCATGTCATTCACTATGGGTAACTGCGTCACTCTTGAGGATACCAACGGAAACCGAAAGCTACTGAAGAAACGCTCGGAAGAGAAGATTGACTCAGTGGCTGCTCTGATGGATGCCTTCGTGGCATACAAGATCAACAAGGAGGCATTCGAATGAGCAAGGAGGTGAAATGGGTCTTAGTGATCGACTAGCTCACGCATGGAATGCGTTTTCAAAATCCCCGGACAAGAAGAACTTCACACCGGAGTACGGTTCGTGGACATTCGGTAATCCAAACCTGAATTACCGACCTGTCGTCGGCGACCAGACTATCGTCACAAGCATCTATAACCAGATAGCTATCGATGTATCGAATGTTCCTATTCGGCATGTCAAGACTGACGATAATGGCAACCTCAAGAGCTACTACCGTAGCTACCTTGATGACTGCCTGTCTCTGAGCGCCAACATTGACCAGACCGGTCAGGGATTCTTCCAGGATTTGGTACTCACGCTCTTCGAGGAGGGCGCGGTAGCGATTGTTCCAGTAGACACGGATGTCAGTCCAGACTTGACTCAGGGCTATGATATCAAGTCTATGCGAGTCGGCACAATCCTGAACTGGTATCCCCGACACGTCCGAGTCGAAGTCTACAATGACCAGACTGGACAGCGGGAACAGCTGACTCTTGAGAAGGAGTTCGTTGCAGTCGTACAGAATCCTCTGTATAGCGTGATGAATGCTCCGAACTCAACACTGCAGCGACTGACACAGAAGCTCCACCTGTTGGATGCCATCGATAAGCAGTCTGGATCCGGTAAGCTGGACATCATCATTCAGCTTCCATACGTGGTAAAGACTGAGCTCAAGAAGCAGCAGGCAGAAGCTAGGCGAAAGGCGATTGAGGAACAGCTCGCTGGGTCGCAGTACGGTATTGCTTACACCGATGGTGCAGAGCGAATCACTCAGCTGAACCGACCTTCCGAGAATAACCTTATGAGCCAGATCCAGTGGCTCACCACCCAGCTGTACAACCAGCTTGGAATGACTGAGGACGTCTTTACCGGCAAGGCTGATGCTCGACAGATGCTGAACTACCAGAACCGAACAGTTCGTCCAGTTCTGAAGGCGATCACGGATGCCATCACCAGGACTTTCCTCACCAAGACTGCCCGAACGCAGCGTCAGCGGATCATGGCGATCGAGGATCCGTTCCTCAACGTCCCGCTGGAGGAGATGTCCAAGCTGGTCGACTCCGTCAAGCGTAACGAGATTGGTACGGCCAATGAACTTCGTCCGAAGTTCGGCTGGGCCCAGTCTGAAGACGAGACGGCAAACCAGTTGGTGAACTCCAACATCAATCCGATGGGCGAGGAACAGCCGCCTGGCGAAGAGCCGGTCGACGAAGTCCCTGCATCGGAGGTACCAATTTCCGAACTGATGGAGAGTAGTCAAAATGGCAGTTAAGTGCGATTTCTCTGGCTACGCCACGAAGAACGATGTTCGGTGCTCGGATAACAAGGTCATCCGACACGGGGCATTCGCGGCGTACGATGGGAAGACTGTACCTCTGGTCTGGCAGCACAAGCACGGCGACGTTGAGAACGTCCTCGGGCATGCCGACCTTGAGGTTCGTGAGGATGGCGTCTACGCCTACGCCCACCTCAACAACACCGATCGTGGCCGGACCGCTCGAGAGATGGTCAAGAACGGCGACATCAAGGCAATGAGTATCTATGCCACCCACGTTCGAGCTCGGGGCAACGACGTTGTCCACGGCGAGCTCGTTGAGGTGAGCCTGGTGCTCCGCGGCGCCAATCCGGGTGCCCTCATCGACCAGGTCTCTATCGAGCATGGCGACAATGGCGATGAGATCGAGGCTGTCATCTACACGGATGAGCAGCTGGACTTCGTCTCGCACGGTGATGACGTCGAGGACGAGGATGAGGACTTCGAGGCGGAGGAGACGGATGACGTTGAGCACGCTGAGGAGGAGCCGGAGGCCGATGAGGCTGAGGGCGACGAGGACGACCCCACTCTCGGGGAGATCTTCGAAGGGATGACAGAGGAGCAGAAGACGGCGGTTTATGCCATCGTCGGACAGCTCGTCGATTCCGTAGATGAAGAGGCGGAGGAGTCTGAGACCGAAGAGGCCGAGGACACCGCCCATTCCGACACAACTGAGGATACTATGGCTCACAAGAACGTGTTTGAGGGCTCCGCTACCACCGAGGAGCTCCCCGTCCTGACTCACGCCCAGGTCGAGACCATCTTCGAGGACGCTCGCTCCAGCGGCTCCCTGAAGCAGGCCATCCTGGCTCACGCCGATGCTTACGGCATCAAGCAGATCGAGACCCTCTTCCCGGAGGCCAAGGATCTGTGGAACCAGCCGGAGTTCATCAAGCGCAAGACCGATTGGGTTGCCTCGGTCGTCGGCGGCGCTAAGCACTCCCCCTTCTCCCGCATTCGTACCCGCTTCGCCGACATCACGGCCGACGAGGCTCGGGCCCGGGGTTACATTAAGGGCAATAAGAAGGAAGACGAGGTCTTCACGCTTCTGCAGCGTACCACGTCGCCGACCACTATCTATAAGAAGCAGAGGTTGGATAGGGATGACATCCTTGACATCACTGACTTCGATGTCGTCTCCTACATCCGTGGCGAGATGAAGATCATGCTCGAGGAGGAGCTCGGTCGAGCCGTCCTCATTGGCGATGGTCGTCAGGCCTCCTCTAAGGACAAGATCAAGGAGGATGCTATCCGCCCGATCTACAAGGAGGACAGCCTCTACGCTCCTCGAGTCGTCCTGGCCAAGGAGACCACCACCGAGGACGTCCTGGACTCCATCGTCCGCGCCATGGACGACTACGACGGTGCCGGTAACCCGACCTGGTTCGCTGAGCCGCACATGGTTACCGAGATCCTGCTGCTCAAGGATAAGATGGGTCACCGTCTGTTCCGTAGCGTCTCCGAGCTTGCCGACTACGTCGGCGTCTCGAAGATTGTCAAGGTCCCGCTCATGAAGGGCCTGCAGCGCACCTCTACCAAGAATGGTGTCGTTGACGCCCTCGGTATCATCGTCAATATGTCCGATTACACCATTGGTGCGGACAAGGGTGGTCAGCTCTTCGCGGCTGAGGACTTCGACATTAGCTTCAACCAGTACCACTACCTCTTGGAAACTCGCCTCTCCGGTGCGCTGACTCACCCGAAGGCAGCCATTATCGTTGAGCGCAAGACCGAGGCTGGTAACATCGTCCCGGAGCCGTGATAGATGGCCAAATTCTTCGGTGAGATAGGATTTGCTACACAGGTCCAGACCGAGCCGGGAATTTGGGAAGACAAAATAGTCGAGAAGCAGTACTATGGCGACGTCTTCCGTGAAGCACGCCGCTTTGGTAGCAGCGATGAGATTCTGGGGAGTATCAACCTCAGCAACCAGATCAGCATTATCGCTGATGGATTTCTAACGGATAACATCCAGAATCTCAAGTACGTTCGCTGGATGGGGGGACTTTGGAAGATCTCCTATGTGGAGATGAAGTTCCCCCGTCTGGTTCTCGAGTTGACGGGGGTGTATAATGGACCGACGGCTAGCTCTCCATGAGAAGCTGGTAGAGATCCTCGGGTCAGATAAGGTCTATTACCAACCACTCCCGTCGCTTAAGCTCTCGTATCCGTGTATCGTTTACGAGCGGCATCCGGGTGATCCGATGTACGCGGACAACCTCAAGTATATCAAAGCAAACCGGTTCCAGGTTACTCTGATTGCCCGACATCCCGAGGACCCGACACGAACGAAGATCGAGGACCTTCTGTTCAGCCGCCATGAGTCTCGACTCGTAGCGGACAACCTCTATCACGACATCTTCGACGTCTACTATTAGGAGTTAACATGGCAGCTCTCACTTGGGATAAGACCGGTGAGCGCCGTATTGAGACTGGTGTCGACCACTGCGCACTGTATGTGTACGACCCTGCTCAGAAGACCTACGGCAAGGGCGTTGCTTGGAATGGTATCACTGCCATCTCCGAGAAGCCCGAGGGCGCCGAGGCTACCGACCTCTACGCCGACAATATTCTGTACCTCTCGATGCTCTCGGCTGAGAAGCTGAAGGCCACCATCGAGGCTTACACCTACCCCGACGAGTTCGAGCAGTGCGATGGCTCTGCCACTCTGACGAAGGGCGTCAAGATCGGTCAGCAGGACCGACTGGCTTTCGGTCTCGTCTACCGCACCAAGATCGGTGACGACGTGGCTGGTCAGGACAAGGGCTACAAGCTCCACATCCTGTACGGCTGCAAGGCTTCTCCTTCTGAGAAGGGCTACAAGACCGTCAACGACTCTCCTGAGGCGATCTCCTTCTCCTGGGAGCTGTCCACCACTCCGGTCAACGTGTCCGGCGCCAAGCCGACCTCGCTGCTGACCATCTCGTCTCTGGACGCCGACGCCGGTAAGCTGAAGACCCTAGAGGACAAGCTGTTCGGTTCCGACGCTCAGGGCGGAGGCGGGGCTCTCGAGCCCAAGCTCCTCCTGCCGGACGAGATCAAGGCGCACTTCGCAGGCTGATATATCACACCGGGGGCTCAGAGACCTAGACTCCTGGGCCCTCGGTGCCTGCAATGCTTATAGTTTCTATCCCGGATCTCGACGGGTTCAACGAGGAGACAGGCACCTTTGTCTCCATGCCTGGCGGAGTCCTGCACCTGGAGCACAACCTGGTCGCGCTGTCAAAATGGGAGTCAATCACCCATAAGCACCTCATCGGTAACGACAAAGTCACCGCTGAGGAGATGGCCCTCTACATCAAGTGTATGATCACTGATGAAGAGTATGACCCGTCGCTCCTGGATAGGATTCCCCCCTCCGAGGTCGATCGTATCAGCGCCTATATGGCGGATACGATGACCGCAACAACCATCCGTGAGACGGGTGGAGACTCTGGATCTGGAGAATACACATCCTCCGAGTTGATCTACTACTGGATGATTGCTTGCCAGATCCCCTTCGAGTGTGAGACATGGCACATCAACCGACTACTCACACTCATTCGGGTATGCAACCAAAAGAATCAGCCCGATAAGAAGATGTCCCAGTCCGAGATTATGGAACGGAACCGGGAACTCAACAGAGCCAGGCGCGCTAAGCTTGGTTCGAAGGGATAACAATGATCAGTCACGAAGACATTCCCGAGGAGGCGCTTGCTCCGCAGGCCCACATCGGAACTGATCCCATGGAAGACAAGGAGATTCACGTCTCCCAGACTACTGAGGTGATGAAGTGAGCATTGCAGACAACGTACTCGCTCGCGCCGCAGCGAGGATTGGTTACTATGCACCAGACGACCCTCAGCCCGGGTCCGAAGCTGGCCGATACTGGGCAGCTCGAACTGGTCAGCAGTGGCTTGCTGGACCGTCCGACTCTGTTTGGTGGTGCATGCTCTTCGTCAGCATGTGTCTGGACGAGTGCGGGCAGATTGACGCTATTGGAGGATTCTCCTTTAACACTGACTACACCGTCAACAAGGTCCGCCAGCACCCTGACGCTTACTTCGTATCAGTTTACGACGCCCGACTGGGCGATGTCGTCATCTACGACTGGGACGGCGGCGGCACGGACCACGTGGGCTTCGTCGAGAAGAACCTTGGCGGCGGCACGCTCCAGACGATCGAGGGCAACACCTCGTCTGGCAGCTACGGCTCTCAGTCTGCTGGGAACGGTGTTTGGCGGCGTGTCCGCAATCAGTCGATCGCTTATGTGATCCGGCCTGCGTATACTGACTCTCCGAGCAACACTGCTCCCGCTGGCCCTGCTGACATCCGTGCGCTGCAGCGTGCAGTCCGGGCGACCCCCGACAATGTCGCCGGGCCGAACACTCGGTCTCGCTGCTATGCGCTTGCCGCGGCCTCTGAGTGGGGAGGGAAGACCTTCCCCTTCGGCGTGGCCTTTACGCAGTCTGTGGTCGGCACTGAGCAGGATGGGATCTGGGGTGACGCCTCTGAGGAGGCTCACGACGCTACTGTTGAGGCCGTTCAGGCTGCAGTCGGGGCCGAGGTTGACGGCGTCTACGGCGCTGAGACAAACACAAAGGTGAACGCCCTGCTCGATAGGGGCGAACAGCCGTAGGAGGTTCAAAATGGCAGCACCATACTGTACTTTAACAGGAACTATTCCTGGAGGAGAGAATGGTCGGGCTCTTGTCCGAATCGTTCCTGACGTGAAGGGCGCTACGGCTACTGTTGAAGGTGCCGCAGTCTCGATGCGCGAGCACATGGTTCGGACAGACCAGGCTGGCGCTGTCAACATCGAGGTGCTGGCTCCGGGCGCTGGAGTAATCCCCTCTGGCGCCTGGACCCACACCATCTACATCGATTCCCCCAAGTTTGACATCGTCAAGCACGTTGCTCTGACTCAGGGTGGAACTATTGACATCATGTCCGCTGACCCCACATCAGAGATCTCACCGCTTCCGTTCGGTGGTGGAGGTGGTGGCGGTGGAGCTGTCATACCTGGTCCTCGTGGTCCACAGGGACCAACTGGGCCTAAGGGTGACAATGGCCTTCCAGGTCCTACTGGCCCAGCCGGAGCAAATGGTCAACCCGGACCCAAGGGCGATAATGGTGCAGTCGGACCCGCTGGCCCTCCTGGACCGCAGGGTCCTCCCGGACCTGCTGGAGAGCGTGGCCCGTCCGGTCAGGATGCAGTCACCCCTCAGCTCGACAAGTATCTCACCAAGGACGAGGCAGCCAAGACCTACGGCGAGAAGGCTGATGTCGAAGACGCACTCCGACAGACCAATCCATTCAAGAACGGCGCACGGTACTACTCTCCGGTAACATACTACTGGCCTGACTACTATCAGGACGGAAAGCCCGGGCAGTTCTCCAAGTGGGCTCAGACTCTGAAGTTCCGTGACAATCTTGGATACGTTATCCTTAACCGCAATAGCGGAGACTGGGAGGCTCAGGAGGTGGACTTCCAGAAGCAGGGAGAGCTGGCTCTCGGAGCTGGTGCAAAACGTGTACTGTTCTACATCAAGACCCAGTACGGAGCGGCAATTAAGCCGGATGATGAGGCTAACCGAGGTATTCCTAACGCCGCTAAGTTCACCAAGGAGTACATCCTTGAGCAACTGAAGCGAGCCAAGCATTGGTATGGCGATCTTGTCCAGGGCGTCTTCCTTGACGAGGTTATCAATGGCTGGGATGCTCGTAAAGATCGGATTCCGTGGTACAAGGACCTTATCGACACCATTCGTCGAGAGAATGGCATCGACTTTGTCATCGCAATCAACACCGGATCCAACATCTCGCAGGAGATGTGCAACCTTGACTTCGACGTCTGTATGATGTTCGAGGGTACCGCAGCCAAATTCCTCGAGGAGGATCCGACCTCTCCGATTCTTCCCGACCACATGAAGGCCTATCCGTCAACTCGCTGGTGGGCAGTGGTTCACTCCGTTACTCCCGACAATTACCAGAAGGTCTTCGATAAGGCTGATAACCTCGCCATTAGTCACCTATACATCACTGACGGCTTCCTTGTTGAGGATCCTCAAAATGGTGGTCAGTGGCACCCCGTTGGCAACCCGTACGAGAACCCTCCGGGCGCTGAGATCCGAGAGCTTATCATTCCGTGGATCAAGGGATACCTGAAGCTTAAGCTGAAGGTTGATAACCTCAAGATCCCGGAAGTTCCGAAGATGATTGTCCTGGGTCCGGATGATCCGGTTCCAGCTGGGACTCAGTCCGGGACGGTGATTATTAGGCGGGCTAAGTAATGGCTAGTGTATTCCCAGTAATTGGAGCCTGGTGGGGAAGTGACGGCGCTCGAGTAGGGGACGGGCGACTGATCCGTAAAGGATCCAGTTCGACCCCATTCGAGTCGGCTGCCTATACCGTCGGTGATCGCAAGTGGACGGCCGAGATCACCTATACCTCGGTGAATAGCGACACTCAGATCGTAATGCGGGCCAACTGGTTCCTAGCTGGTAAGCAGAAGACTGATAAACAGGAATTCATCACTACCTGGAACATCCATGCCGGATCCAACGCCGCGGTCAAGTTCGAGTTTGAACTTCCGACGAACGCCTACCCGATGTGGACCCCGTCTATCGCGGTTCCTGGTACAGCGCAAGACATCATGATCCATAACTTCAACGTCTATGAGACCCCTAAGCCGGGTATCGAGGTTATAGATACTCAGCCACTGCTTGGTGTTGGCGGATCGATGGGTCTAATGTCATTCCCAAAGGCTCGAGTGGACGACGTTGTGGTGGTGTTCTATGCGTCACAGTTTGGAAATACCGCAGCAAGACCGCCTGTGGGATGGGGTTCCTCTTACGAGAAGAACATCAGCGGTCGATCCGGGTATGTTGCCGTTAAGCGAATCTCAAACTCCACTGAGGCTAACAACGTAAAACTTCATGGAGATACGGCCTCCACCGCCCGGGAGCGAGCACTCTGCTTCCTACTTCGAGGCGTTAAGGATTTCCATCTGAATCCATGGACTGCTGGATCGCCAGTATTCAAGGATCAGACTCAAATCCACCTTGTGGCTGCCCAGTATCACGGGAATAACAAGACCCCGATTGTACCTTGGCAGGATCCTTCCGAAGATCGGCATTACTCGACGGGCGGAGCGTCCACCACTGAGTCCTGGTCATCCATCGAGGCTGGAATCACCAAGTCGGTTAAGCCTGGGACAAATGCTCTCGGTTTCGCCTGGGTCGATCTCCTCCCCGAGGTTCCTGAGGAAGAAAAGAAGGTTGTTCCTGGTGTCGCTATTGCCGAGGGTAAGCTTGATAACCCAGTCTTCATCTACGAGAACGGGGAGGAGCGCCCGGCCACAATGAAGGCCGTTCCTCGCGGGTACAAAGACATCGGCACGATGATGATCACTCGTGGATTCCTCATCGCCCACCGGGGTGGCTCGGTAAGCTGGCCTGAGGCGTCTATGCGAGCATACACTAACGCGGTTATGTTCGGAGCAGGGGCTCTGGAGGTCTCATGTCAGAAGACGAAGGATGGAGTCTGGTTCCTGAATCACGACCGAACCCTTCAGCGAGTTGATAAGACGGCCCCGAATACCCCAGTCACCGATATGACATGGGCGGAGATCCAGAAGTACACAACCATCGGCGAGCCATTCATGACTGTCGAGGAGTACTTCGCCGCCTATGGGTCTAGCCATATCACAGTTCTGGATCCAAAGTATTCTGCAGCCGAGTGGCAGGAACTCAAGAAGTTCTTCCCGACGGATGCTCATGGCAGAATCATCTGGAAGTTCTCCATTGACGCGGGATGGCTCGCTGGTCAGTGGAAGTCTGACGGATGGAAGTGCTGGGGTTATTCCTATCCCGATCATGTTAATGACGGTCGGATCAACGAATGGCACAAGCCGTGGGACTACGTTGGGATGTCTTGGGAAGCCAGTGACGAGGTTTGGCGTAGGACTACCGCACTCGGTAAACCGGTATGGGCGCACATCTGCCCCACGAGACAAGCATACGATGACGGGCTCGATAAGGGTGCGATCGGATGTATGGTCTCAGGAGTAGCAAACATCTACTCCGAATCTCTAGTCTAGGAGAATCATGATTACGATCGAGAGCCAGGGAGACTGGAAACTCACCAGGAATTGGTTTGACAGAATGACGAAGTTAGACCTGGCTCTGATCATGAATCAGTTCGGCAAGGAGGGGGTTTCTGCTCTCAAGGCGGCGACCCCCTCCAGGTCGGGCGAGACATCAGCTAGCTGGAACTACGAAGTCACGAGAACCGGTGAAAACTGGAAGATCACCTGGACAAACTCACACGTAAACAACGGCGTAAACATCGCCGTCATCTTGCAATATGGTCACGGAACCCGTAATGGCGGGTATGTCGTCGGCCGAGACTACATCAACCCCGCTATCAGGCCCGTATTCGACAAGATAGCGAAGAAGGCCTGGAAGGAGGTCACTAAGTAGTGGCAACTATTGACGAGCGGGTAGTCTCGCTCAAGATGAATAACAAGCAGTTTCTGTCTGCCATCAAGGAATCCGCATCCGGCATGGACCGACTCAAGGAATCCTTGAAGATGGAGGGCGCTGCAAATGGTCTCAAGAGAATGGGCGAGATCGCTAAGAATACCACTCTTGGTGATCTGGCTCGATCTGCTGTAGATGCGGCCTCCAATATGTCTGTCATGCAGGGAATCGGCATCACGGCCCTTGGTGGAATCGGTGCTGCAGCCCTAAGTGCTGGAAAATCGATGCTCCAGAGCTTCATCCAACCTGCAATCGACGGTTTTAAGGAGTATGAGACTCAGATCAACGCCGTCCAGACCATTCTGGCCAATACTAGTCAAAATGGTACCACTCTGGACCAGGTTAACGCCGCACTTGATGAGCTGAATAGCTACGCGGACAAGACCATCTACAACTTCACCGAGATGACCTCCGCCATCGGTACCTTCACAGTTGCCGGTGTCGGGCTTGAGGACGCTACTGCCTCGGTCAAGGGCTTCTCGAACATGGCGGCACTGTCTGGTGCTAACGCCACTCAGGCTGCGCAGGCAACCTACCAGCTTGCCCAGGCTATGAGCTCCGGCGTTGTGAAGCTTCAGGACTGGATGTCACTGGAGCACGCCGGTATTGCTGGTAAGCAGTTCCAGGATGCCCTGATCGAGACCTCTCGAATCATGAACACGGGCGTTGATGCCGCTATCGAGAAGCAGGGGAACTTCCGACTTTCTCTGCAAGAGGGCTGGCTCACCTCCGAGGTCATGATGCAGACCCTGAAGGTCATGACCAACGACCTCTCCGAGGCTCAGATCATGGAGATGGGATACTCTGAGGAGCAGGCCCACAAGATGAAGCAGCTGGCTCAGGCTGCTGGCGACTCTGCTACTCAGATCCGAACCTTCTCGCAGATGATTGGCACCTGGAGTGAGGCCCTTGGTTCAGGTTGGGCTGAGACCTGGCGAATCCTGGTTGGTGACTTCAACCAGGCGCAGACTCTGTTCACCTCGGTGGGTAACTGGGTCAGTAGTGCTATCAACGATATGTCTCGAGCTAGGAACGACTTCCTCAAGGGATTTGTCGACCTTGGAGGTCGAGATGAGATCCTTCGAGCTATGCTCAACATCTTTACGGCACTTGTCAAGGTGGCTGGGCAGCTAGGTACAGCATTCCGACGGGTCTTCCTAAATGCATCACCTGAGGGTCTGTATAAGATCGTCAAGGCGTTTGCAGACTTTACTGAGAAGCTTATTATCACAAATAACTTCGCTGATAAGCTGGAGTGGACGTTTACTGGACTGTTCTCCATATTCCACATCTTTGCTACGATCGTTGGCGAGGTTGCTCAGGTCATCTTCACGGTTGCCTCGCACATCATTAGCGCTCTATTCCCCGCGTTCTCTGGTATTAACTCAGGTGTATTCCAGATCACGAAGGTCCTAGGTAAGGCGATCTTCTGGTTTGACCAGTGGTTTACCAAGCTTGATCTTGGTGGAAAGATCCTGAAGCTACTTCTACCACCGATTGATCTAGTCGGTAAAGCGATCAAATGGGTTTCCGATAAGATCCATGACTTCATCATGTGGATCGACTTCACCGGAAAGGTTCGTGGTGCCGGAGAGGGACTCAAGAACCTAGCTTCGAAGTTTGGGCTGGTTAAGGACGCGCTTAAGAACTCTGTGATTGGTCGAGAGTTCTCTGCTGCTATGGATTCTATCCACAGCGGAGTAGATAAGGCTAAGTCCAAGATCAATGAATTCGCCGGAAGCGTCGGAGACAAGCTTAAGGCTAAGCTCATCTCGGGTAAGGCTGCTCTCTCTGACTACTTCAAGGGGTTCAACCTTGGAGACATGTCCTCTGCAGAGGCTATTGTCGCTTCTCTGGGAACCAAGTTCGATGAACTCGGCCAGAAGCTCAAGATCTCTGAGAAAGTCCAGTGGCTCAAAGATAAGTTGGTCGAACTTAAGGAAGTTCTGATCGAAACGTGGAACACTGTTCAAAATAGCAGTGTTTGGCCCAAGCTAGGTAAGGCTTTCGGCGACGTTGGTAGCAAGGTTAAAGACGTAGCCCTATCCTTCCGTGACTGGGTAAATGGCCACAGCGAGGTAAAGGCTAAGGCCAAGGAGGCTGCCGGTGCCGTTTCAGAGGTTGGGTCTGCCGCGGCTCAGGCGGCTAAGGAAACCGGACAGGCGGCAAAAGAGAACTTTCTCAAGAAGTGGTTCGAAGACATCAAGCAGGTTGCTACTGCAATCCACCTGCCGGAATTGTTCGACACTATCAAGCAGAAGTTCCAGGAGTTCAAGGACTTCGTCACAAACACCTTCGCCCCCAAGGTGAAGGAAGGTGTTAAGAACGCCTTTGGTTCGATCGGTAATGCTCTCAGTGATGCGAATTCCAACCTCAAGTCCTACGACATGGGCAAGATCCTTGTCGGGGCTATTGGCGGAGGAGTCCTGATTGCCTTTACTCGATGGATCAACTCCTTCAAGAAGAACTTCGACAAGATCGGAAATGTTGCAGATAAGATCGGCGATGTCTTCGATAAACTTGGTGGAGTTCTCGAGGCATTTGAGCAAAAGGTTAAGGCTAAGGCTCTTCTGACGATTGCCATTGCTCTTGGTGTTCTTGCTGGGGCACTAATCCTCATGTCTCTTGTTCCGGCACCCAAGCTTCTTGTCACCCTCGCCGTCCTCAAGTTCCTGTTCAACATGATGGACGATATGCTTGAGTCTATGACTAAGATGGTCGCCTTCAAGAAGGACTCAACTCGCATCGTGTTGATGCTTATCGCTCTAGGCGCGGCTATGATCCTAATGGCTACGGCAGTTCGAATCCTTGCTGGGATGGACCTAAAGGGTGCTGTTATTGGCATGGTGGCGATGAAGGTTCTAATGGAGACACTCCAGACCTTCATGACTAAGATGGCTGCAACTAAGGGTGTCGAAAAGGGTGCAGGAATCCTTCTAGCACTCGCTGCGGCCTGCGTCATCCTATCTCTGGCGGTATATACGCTAGGTTCGATGGATACAGGAAAGGCTATTCAGGGCGTCGTCACCCTTGCGGCGGTTGTAGCAATTCTGTCAGGGTTCATGATGGTCGTCAGCAAGGACCCATTCATGGGTAAGGGTGCAGCAATACTGTTGTCTCTCGCTATATCCTGTAACATCCTAGTGGCAGCAATCTGGATGCTCGGAACGATGGACACGGGCAAGCTTCTTCAGGGTGTTATTGCTCTCGGAGTCATTATCCTTGAGCTATCTGTTGCGATGGCCATCGCTGGACGAGCCGATGCCCGAGGTGCGGCTGCAATTATTGCCATGTCCTTGGCAGTCATGGTCCTCACAGGGGCAGTGGCAATCCTTGGGAATATGGACATCGAGACTCTTGCTAAGGGACTCATTGCTCTGGCAGCAGGTCTGGCGATTCTGGCAATTTCGATGGCTGCGGCAGACGCCTTCAAGGAAGGTGGAATTGCTCTAGGGATCGCCTCTATCGCATTCCTGGCCCTGGCCTCAGCAATGAAGACCCTTTCCACGATCACGTGGACCCAGCTTGCAATCGGTCTAATTGCACTAGCTGGTGGTATGTTGATTCTAGTAGCGGCAGCCGCCGGTGCTCAGTACTTTGCGGTAGGTATGATCATTCTTACTGCGGCGCTACTCGCGCTAGGCCTGGCCCTACTTCCGATCTCGATAGGTATGGCGGCCTTTGCAGCAGTCCTGGGTATCTGTGCTACAACCGGCGCAGCGGCATTCCTAGTTCTCACCGAGGGACTAAAGCAGCTAGCGGCCATCCTTCCTCAGGTAGCTATCGACTTCGCTAATGCTATTGCCAACTTTATCATCACCTTGGGGGCCAAGGCCCCGGAGCTGGCTGTAGCAATGGCGGCATTGCTTGGAGCGATCATATATGCTATCAACGCCAACATTCCAGGTATCGTAGCATCGCTGTTCATCCTGATTCAAGCAATGCTCACCGAGCTGGCTAACCACGCCTATGAGTTCGGCGAGAAGGGCGCCACGATTCTGGCAAACTTCCTGAATGGAATTGCGGATAACATCGGTAAGGTCATTGATGCTGCCACAAATGTTATTCTCAACTTCCTCGACGGAATTGCTAGGAATGGACCGAAGATCATCGACAAGGGTATGTGGACTGTCCTCAAGCTCCTTGAGGGTGTTCGCGATGCCATCAACAAGTACTCTCACCGATTCAACAAGGTCGGTCGAGAGATTGCTTGGGCTATTGTCGATGGCATGACCAACGGTCTCGCATCCAAGGCTTGGAGCTTTGGTGAGTCCATGGTCTCCGTCGCCAAGAAGGGCTACAATAAGGTCAAGAACTTCTTCGGTATTCACTCTCCTTCTCGACTGATGAAGGAGCTCGGTGGATATGTCGGAGAGGGTCTTGCTATTGGTATCGAGAATACTGGCGAGCGTGTCGCTGAGGCTGGAGACAACATGTCTAAGGCAGCATACGATGCAATGTCCGCAGCTCTCGACGGGGTCAATGAACTAGTCGAGGATGACCCATCCTTCAAGCCCGAAATCAAACCCATCCTGGATCTCACTGAGATGCAGAAGCAGGCTAAGGGAATCAACAACTTCCTTCCCGCCATCGGAGTCACAGCGCAGGCTGCTAACGCGGCTCGGCCTCCTGCTCCGATCGCAGTTGACAATTCTGACAAGAATAGTCAAAATGGTGTTACAAACATCACATTCAACCAGACCAACAACTCGCCTGAGGCGCTGGATGCGGCGACTATCTACCGCCAGACCCACACTCAGCTTGCTATGGCAAAGGACAAGTTGACACTATGATCTCAGAGATCTCGTCCACGACCAAGTCGGGGGATCGACTTGCAATCGATATCACAGACCCCTACTCGTCGGGGGTCGCGATCAAGGAGATTACTGGTCTGGGGCCAGTAAAGGCAGACATCAGCACTGACCGATATGCCTTGCTGGACGGAGCGTTCCTCAAGGGGGTCAGGGTTGGTACTCGTACTGTGGTACTGACTCTGATCCCCTGGGGGACCGACATTCAGGAACTCCGACTCAAGTGCTACTCCTACTTCGGAGTCGGGGAGACCATCACTCTCGGTGTGACCACCGACTGGCTTAACGTACACTCAGACTTCATCGTCGAGTCCGTCGAGCCGAACATCTTCTCTGAGCGGCAGGAGATCCAGGTATCACTTCTTGGGCTGGACCCGTATTGGAAGTCCTCCGCTACCCAGATCCAGAAGGTTGTTGGCTTTAACGACAGCACGCCTTCCTTCGAGTTCCCGTTCTTCTCCGAGCCGAACCACAAGCTCAAGTTCGGTGACATGACTAACTCTTCCGGTAAGGACATCCGATACCTTGGTGACTACCCGGCTGGTGTGACCATCACAGTCGAGTTCTCTGGTACCGTGAGCAACCTTATTGTCTCGAATGTAACCTACAACGAGACTATGTCTATCTCTCGAGCCGGAAACTTCTACCAAGGCGAGAGTATCGCCATCGACACTCGTCCCGGTAAGAAGTCCATCACCCACCAGGCTCGAGGTAGGAAGTCCTTCATTACTGGTGTTCTGGCTCCGGGGAGTACCTGGATTCAGATGCACCCAGGTATCAACACAATCGCCCTGCAGTATTCTGGGGGCGTTGACGACGTTAGCGTCTCCATGGAATACGACACTCTCTACAGGGGGATTTGATGCAGCTGTTCTTCGCGTTCCTCCATAACTACGAAACTCTTATCGAGGTTCCGAATAACTTCTACTCGCTGAACTGGACTGAACGGGCCTACGACTATGGTCAGTTCGAGCTCCAGCTCTACTCGGATCAGCCGGGGTATGAGTATAGTCTTGGAAATCTGTTCATCCGAGACGACACGGATACCGTGATGGTCATTGAGACCGCTACGGTGAAGCAGGAGGATGACGGTGTCTACCTCCACAAGTATACTGGGCGCTCTCTCGAGTCGATGATGGAGTGGCGAATCCTTCCGCACCGACGATGGATTGAACCGGATGCAAATGGCCAGTTCAATGCCCAGGCTATGGCTGAAGATGTCGCCCATTCGAATCTCGGTAAGGATGCAAAGCCTGAGCGAAGGATTGACAACTTCAACTTCCACAGGAATACCCGTGTGTCTCAGATGGCCTACGTCAACGATACTGGCCAGAAGATCCAGGACGGTAAGTGGATCATCTACGACCGGGCGCCAATTGCGGACATGTTCAAGAATGTCATCTCCGCATGCAAGCCAAACGGGTACTCCCTCTTTTACAAGATCAAGCTCGAGAACGGTGGCATCCACTGTTACATCACTGCTCCTCGGCTGATCAACACGATCACTCTCGCACAAGAGAACGACAACTTCTCGGACTTTGAGTCAGTCGATTCGATCGTAGATAAGAAGAGTACGATCTATGAGATCTTTGACACTGGTGACGTAGACCTTGGCTGGGTTGCGGATGGAACTACGCATACCCGGGCACACACCCTCCGATCTGAGAACCCGATCACTCGTCGAGAGGTCTTGTGGGACAATACTCAGGTCCACAAGCCATATTCCGTCAAGGACTGGAAGGCGCTTACACCCCTTCAGAAGAAGCATATCTCCTCTCTGACCGAGGTGTGGTATCCCTTCTGGGTTCTGGACGCCATGTTCCCGAAGTACACCCCGCTGAAGATGATCTCGGGTAAGATCAACAACTTCTCGAACGTCCAGTATCGTGATGGCTTCGACGTAGGCGATATTTTCTACTACGTCCCATCCGGAAGCAACCCGGTTCCAATCGAGTGCCAGCTCACAGAGATGACCGAGTCCTGGTCGGCTGACGGATTCTCTCAGGTTCCTTCCATCTCCATGTCGTCTCGTACCAAGTGGAATGGTGACGGCTTCCGTATCGACTTCACTCGCAATGGACCGGGTGAGGTCATCGTTCCTCGAGAAAGGGATTAGCATATGGCCATTACTAGTGGTTTCTACAACTCCGTGAATGGCGACCGGACATACGACGCTGACCAGTTTGGCTCGCTGTTCGACGGCATTATTGCCCCGGGGGTATTTCCGAACGTGGGGGACAAGTTTCGTGTTCGACCTACCAACAACGGAATGTCCGTCTATGTCGGCTCCGGCAAGGCGTGGCTTAACAACCGATGGGTTGAGAACTCTGGTGACGAGACTGTAACTCTGACTGGTTCTCACGCAACGCTGGACCGTATCGACCTCGTATGTGTCGAGGTTGACCGATCCAAGGCCATCCGAGGCGCGAAGATCAAGGTTATCCAGGGAACCCCTGCGGTTACACCCACGGTTCCCTCGGTTGATGACAATGGTGACCGCCAGACGTTCGCTCTGGCACAGATCAAGATCATCAAGAACTCTCGACAGATCACAGCTGAGAACATCATCAGTCTCGTGGGTAGTGCCCGTACTCCCTACGTGAGTGGTCCTCTGCAGAACATCAACCTGGACGCTCTCCAGGCCAAGCTGCAGGGCGAGTTCAACACCTGGTTCGAGTCGGTCCGAGACGCCCTGGCTAACGCTGGCGGAAACACCTCGACGGATGTCGCCAACCTCAAGGTGAGTGACCGAAACCAGAACGAGCGCATCCAGGCGGTCGAGGGTCGAGTCGCGGGTACCGAGCTCAACATCACCAAGATCAACGAGAGATTCAGTAACTCGGGCTCTGTCTATGGGATGCTGAACGACTCGAACGTGGGTGTTCACAACTCCATCTACCGAGGCGCCTCGTTGGGAAGCAACGTTACTCCACATCTCCAGGCGATTCGAAGTGGTTCCTTCTCCGGGCTCTATCTCGGGGACTACTGGACCTACTCTGGTATCACCTGGCGTATCGTGGCATTCAACTACTTCATCAACATCGGTGAGCCCCCGTTCCGACAGAACCATATTGTGGTCGTCCCAGACGCATCTCTCTTCCGAGAAGCATGGTCTACCACAATCCCGGACCAGCGCTCGTATGTGGACTCTACTCTGAACCAGTCCACCCTGACAAAGGCTAGTCGCATGGCTGAGTCCCTGTTCAACCGGTCCAACATGGTCGGCGTATGGACTCGAGTCGCTACTGGGTATGACGGGAATGGAGCAGTCAAGGATTGGCGCTGGTACAACCCGCACATCAATATCATGGACGAGGCTATGCTCTGGGGTTCATCTATCTTCAATGATTCGCTCTCCCGGAGTATTCACCACAACCAGTTCCCCGCCTTCAGGCTCAACCCCGCCCTTGTTAATATCGAGGGGGAGTACTGGCTTCGTGAGCGCGCTTCGGCTCAGACCGCGGTTTACATGAAGTCCACTGGCCAGTTCTCCCACGCCCCGCTGAACTACTCCTTTGGGGTTCGTCCCTATCTAGCGATCGGTTAACATGCAGCACTTTGGATTCAACCCACTGCTCGATATCGTTCTTGCGATATTCTTGTCAGTACTGGGATCTTCCGGAATGTGGGCTTGGATCATGAAGCGTAGTGAGCGGAAGTCCGCCACATCAAGGCTTCTGCTCGGAATGGCCCATGACCGGATTGTATATGTCGGGAAGACATATCTTCATCGAGGATTTCTCACCCTTGACGAGTATGAGGACTTCATGAAGTATCTCGTTGAGCCCTATTCCGAGTTCGGGGGGAATGGGCTTGCTGAGAAGATAGTGAATGAGGTCAAGAATCTTCCCGTAGTCCCCACCCCTAGACCCCCGGCAAAGAGGAAAACCAATGGCTAAGCACCTTCAGGAGAGCAAGTTGAACAACAAGTCCTACGACATCCTCAAGTGGGTTGCGCTGGTCGCCCTTCCGGCTACCTCTGCGCTCTACCTCACGCTGGCGGCTCTGTGGCACCTGCCTCACCCGACTGAGGTCGCGGGCACTATCGCTGCGATCGACACCTTCCTGGGTGTGCTTCTCGGTGTGAGCTCCACCAAGTACCAGGGAACGCAGCCCTCCGGCGCCCTTCACGTGTCTGAGGACCAGGGGATCCACGCCACCTTCGACCAGGGTGTAGCCGAGATGCTCCGAAACGGGAAGGTTACGCTGGACGTCAAGCAGGTCTAAGCGAGAAAAACCTGCGGTATAATGAACCCCTAGAAAGGAGCCATATCCATGAAGAACCCTGACCCCATTCAGCAGACGATTGAAGCTGCTCTGAAGGAGGCCGAGCTTCACGATCCCTCTAGTGAGGACTACACCACAATTGCTCGAAATGTCGAGACTCTTGCAAAAGCCAAAGCCCTTGGCGAGAGCAAGAAGCTCAGCAAAGACGCAATTCTCGGTGCAGTCACCTCGCTGGCAGGTATCGTAGCCGTCCTCCAGTACGAGCGACTTGCAGTCGTCAGCTCGAAGGCGTTCGGTTTGATCATGAAGGTTAAACCCTTCTGAGATTCGTCAGGCCCCCTGTGCTATACGCATGGGGGGCTTGGCTTATCTTTTTTTCGCGTAGAAAACGGGCTCTATATTGAAACCCGTCATAGAAAGGACACTCTCATGAACCTCTCTCCCGCCGCTGCACAGGCCGCCCTCGACTACGCCGAGGAGCTTGCTGCTACTGGACTGAGCTCTGAGCAGTACGACCACTACTACCTCTGACACAGTTCTAGATCCCGTCATGGGATCTAGGCTTATCTTTTTTTGCCGCGTAGGAATCCTCGAGTATATTGAAGACCCTTAGAAAGGAACCACAATGACCACCCTCCTCGCTCTTGTCATCGCCCCCTTCGTCGTCATCGGCACCCTGCTGATTGTCGCCGAGATGGTTGGCAAGAAGAAGACCTGGAACTTCTGATCCTACCACCTTCCAGCCAAAGATCCCGTCATGGGATCTAGGCTTTTCTTTTTTTTTCGCAAGATAAACTCTCCCTATATTGAAGATCCTACTCTGAAAGGACTGCCCCATGTCTTACTCCATCATTGCTCTATTCGCTGTCATCATTGTTCAGTCGATTTGCGCATTTTTCGCATTTCGCGAGACTCGTGAGTTGAAAGCCCAGCTTTCTCGACTCAAGGAAGTTAACGCGGACTGTAAAAAGTTGAACGCATTTCTTCTGAAGTGTGATGCCAAGAATGTAGAGTTCATTGGAAAGCTTATCCAGACAAATCAGGAGCAAGCCAAGAAGATCCGGACACTCAAGAACCGTATCTCTTTCTGATACACACCTATATCCCTAACCTGGGATATAGGCTTTCGCGAGGTAATCTGTGGGTATATTGAAGACCCTTAGAAAGGAACCACAATGACATACATTGCACTCGCTCTGATCACCATCATGGCCATCTGGTTTGCTGTTGCTCATGAAGAGCAGAAGTTCAAGACCGAACAATACCGACGTCTTGTTGTTCAGCTCAAGAAAGAGAACGCAGCACTACGAGAGGACACTGTTGATGAAGAGTTCATGCAACTTGCTCTGAAGTGCTTCTCCAAGTGACTTCGCTCTATACCCCTACATGGGGTATAGACTTTCCGCGAGAAAAACCATGCCTTATATGAGACCCCTCTATTTGAAAGGAAACCCTCATGACTGAGACCACCGACACCACCGTTGAGACCAACGAGAAGATTGTCGAGTTCAAGTTCAACAAGGACGCTGTCCTGCCCGCTATCAAGCGCAACTCCAAGAAGTTGATTGCTGGCGCCGCTGTATTCGCAGCCGGTACCGCACTCACCCTCATGGCGTTCCGCTCGGTTCCGGACACGGACGAGCCCGAAGAGCTTGAGCACGACGACCTCGATGAGATCGACGAGATCGAAGCCTCTGAAGAGACCGACTGAGACCTCACCCTATATCCCGACCTGGGATATAGGCTTTTCTAAGGAGAACACATGGCTAAGGTATTCGACTTCCTGATCGTCTGTTTCTACGCTGCACTCGGATATCTTATATGGGATAAGATCGATGGAGCAGCCTCGGAGAAGATATTCCTCGAGACGGTCATTGCCCTCTTCGCCGCAGTGACTGTGATGTTCATAGAGATGGAATTCACAGACTAAACCCATAGAAAGGGTCCATTATGGAATTCGGACAGTGGCTTGGTATCTATGGCCTACTCCTGCTAATCTGGATTGAGCTTCGAGATATTCGAAAAAAGATGAAATAGTCCGCGAGAAAAACCGGTCCTATATTGAAACCCCTCCGTTTGAAAGGACCACTCATGACCCGCATCATCGTTTCTGTCATCAAGAGCGCTGTTTTCATCCTCGGAATCGTTCTCGCCTCCTGCTTTATTGGCAGGGGTGCGAACAGCCGGATGAAGCACGTTGTTGGTGTTCAGCAGCGTTTCATCGCGCGCCGTGATCGTAAGATCAACCGCTGGTAATTCAGCACTATACCCCGACTTGGGGTATAGGCTTTTCCTCGAGAAAGGAGCATACATGTTCGAGGAACCACCGATCTACTACATCCTCATCAGTCTCATCTTCCTGATCGTCTTCGGCGCCGTCGCTTTTGCAACATGGCTCATATGGCTTACACCCATATCGTTCATGGCTAAGCTTGTCATGACGGCGATCGGATTCCTTATTTGCGCAATCACTGTTATCCTCTACACGATCTCGGCGGAGTGATATGTTAGTCGTACTTCTCGGTCCAAGTTGTTCAGGTAAGTCTACCTTCCAGAAGGAGCTGGTTGAGAATGAGGGGTACCATGCAGTCCGCACTGCAACGACCCGACCTAAGCGTATGGGAGAGGACTCTTCTTCCTACTACTTCCTCAAGGATAGTGCCTTTGCGGAGTGGGAACAGCGAGGAGATCTTATCTGTAGTGAGGTCTTCCGGAGCTGGCGATACGGAGTTCCGCGTGACGAGATTGCCCGACGGAACGACAGGCCTAATCGAGTTGTCATCCTCACACCCGGAGGTGTCATGGAGCTCCTATCACGACACACAGAAGTCATCACCGCCGATGCGTTGTCCATCCTATACCTCGGAGTGGATGGGGCTACGGGGGAGTCTCGCGCTTGCAAGAGAGGAGATTCTCGACGAGAGTACCTCCGGCGAATGGCCGCAGATTCCATCGATTTCCGACACTATCCTAAAGAGACTGGTGTGTGGGAGTTCACCCCAGATTTCATCCTGGATTGCATCAACAATCCGCAGAATTACAAACGCACTCCTCGACTCAGGAGAGTAGAAAGGAAGCACACGACATATCCCGGACTGCACAAGGAAGTTCTGAACATCCAGACCAAGGGAGAGAAATGATCAATGCGAACAGTTGTACGCAATTTATCAAGGCAAACGCGCCAGCGATTCTCACGGCTTCCGCGTGCATTGGGACCGTCGCTACGGCCATCCTCACGGCGAAGTCTACGACGCTCGCGATTGAACGGATCGCCGATTATTGTGAGGATAACCTCCGGTCGCCGGAGGACCTCACCTGGCGGGAGAAGTTCGCAATATCTTATCGGGTGTACATTCCCCCGGCCATCACAGGGGTTGCAACTCTGGTATCGATTGTCGCGGCAAACCGTATCCAGTATGCTCGTGGAGCGGCGTTTGCGTTGGCCTACACTGGTTCAGAGGCGGCGTTTAAGCGATATCGAGAAGCGGTGGCGGACGTGGTTAAGCCGAAGGACCTGGAGAAGGTTAAGGCCCGCGTTGCAGAGAAATCGGTTCAAGATGCTGGCAAGCCTGTGTCCGGATCCGTTCTGGTCGCTTCCTCCGGAGACGTCCTCTGCTATGATGTATTCTCGGGACGATATTTCAAGTCCGACATTGAAACAATTCGTCGAGTCGAGAACAACATCAACGGGCAGCTCAATCTCGAGTGTTATGCCTCTCTCAATGAGTTCTACAATGGCCTCGGGATTCCTCCCATCGCGGCTGGGGAACTGGTAGGCTGGTCCGAGCCGAATTCCCTCTCTGTAGAGTTCGGTTCCCAACTGACGGAGAAGGGCGAGCCTGTCCTGACCGTCGACTTCCTTGTGTCTCCAAAGGAAAACTACTTCAAGATCAACTGAAAGGAAATCACACATATGTTCTCTCACATCATCCGCGTCAAGGGTATCTTCGACGACGAGCCCACCACCAAGAAGCTCTACTTCCACATGTCTCGCCGTGAGATGTTCGACTTTATCAAGCGGTACGACAATGTGACCAACTTCGAGAAGTGGCTCCAGGCCGCTATCGACAACGAGGACCTGTACACCATGATGAAGTTCTTCGATGACCTCATCGGTACCTCGTATGGTGAGCGTCAGGGCGAGCGCTTCGTTAAGTCCGAGCAGATCAAGGAGTCCTTCCTCAACTCTCCGGAGTACGAGGAGCTCTTCGACCAGCTCATGGACAACCCGTCTCTCGTGAGGGAGTTCTACAACGGTATCCTGCCCGAGAAGATCATGAAGCAGGTGCAGCAGGATCCGAAGTACAAGGAGCTCGACTCTAAGCTTAAGGAGACGGAGCTCAACAACCTCTGATTCATATTTGGGGGCCCTGGAGAAATCTGGGGCCCCCACCTCCTTGAAAGGAGCCACCTTGGCTAACGCACCAATCCGTCCGAACCTCCCATCCAACAGCAAGCTCCCCGAGCGCAAGAAGGTCGAGCAGGTCACCACTGCCACCGTCACCAAGAAGAAGTCAAGTTTCGGGACGAAGGCCGTATCTGCTTTCGTCGGAGAGGATATTCACAATGTCGGCGAGTATCTACTTTACGATGTTACGATCCCTGCTATCAAGAACACACTCTCGGATCTGGTCAGTCAGGGCATCGAACGTCTCCTCTTCGGAGAGTCTTCTCCTCGAGCTCGCAGCTCGTCCGGGGGGTCCCGTGTCTCCTACGGATCATATTCTCGACCAGGCTCAGCACCAGGCAATCGCCGAGACGCTTCTCCTCGTTCACGTCGATACCATGATTTCTCGGAGATCGAGCTCGAATCCCGAGATGAAGCTTATCTCGTTATCGACCGACTTGGCGACATCATCGAGGAGTACGGTCTTGCCACCGTCGCCGACCTCTACGATCTCTGCGGTATCACTACCGAATACACTGACGAGAACTGGGGTTGGACTTCGGCCCGGTACATGTCGGTGATCCGTAGCCGTCGTGGCTACATGCTTCAGCTCCCGAAACCTGACCACATCAATGCACGATGAATCCTCAGCAAGTGCGGCTTGAGCTTATCGCCGCCTACCCATTCTCAGACAAATGGCGTCGCCGTGTTGAACGCATGGAAGACGACCAGGCAATCGCAATCTACCTTCGACTCAAGAAAGCAGGACGCATCAAATGAATCTCGGAATTGTTACCCGCCTCGCTGGACGCGCTGGACTGGTTCTCAGCAAGCACGCCCCCACCATTTTGACCGCCGCTGGTACTGTCGGCTTCATCGGCACCACGGTTCTCGCCTCTAAGGCAACCCTCAAGGTTGAGGAGACCCTCGCCGAGGAGACTGCCCTTCTCGTCAAGGTCCACGAGGCCCACGAGGACGGCAAGCTCACCGACAAGGACGCCACTCGGGACAAGGTCATCCTCTACACCCGAATGACCACCAAGCTGGCGAAGCTTTATGCCCCCGCCCTGATTCTTGGGGCGGCCTCTATCGCCTCCCTGATCACTGGGCACGGTATCATGCTCAAGCGAAACGCCTCTCTGGCTGCAGCGTACGCCGCTGTCGACCAGGCATTCAAGACCTACAAGAAGAAGGTAGAGTCCAAGTTCGGTAAGGACGCAGTGCTGGACGCTATCGTCTCTGTCGCTGACGAGGACCTCACCAAGGATGAGATGACTCTCGAGGCGATCTCCGCTGTCGACGGAGTCTCGCCCTACGGCGTTATCTTCGACGACGAGAACATCAACTGGTCCGCGGATGAGGACCTTTCTATGCTGCACCTCAAGTGCCAGCAGCAGTATGCGAATGATATTCTCCAGACTCGTGGTCACATCTTCCTCAACGAGGTCTACAAGATGCTCGGGTTCCCCCACACTCCCGCTGGTGCTGTGACTGGCTGGGTCAAGGGTAACGGGGACGACTTCGTCGACTTCAACATCTTCGAGGGCACCTTCGAGGGTGAGGACAAGAACGGCCGTACTGTCACCAAGTGGGCGCTGGACTTCAACGTCGACGGCGTGATGTACGACAAGATCTGAGGTGCCATGTTCGAGAAGATCGCATATTTCGCAGCCGGAGCTGTCACTGGCGGCCTTGGCGTATATTTCGTTCTTGCTCGCAAGTTCGAGCAGGACTTCCAAGAAGCAACAATTGAGATCAACAAGGAGCTGGCTGAAATTGCTGAAGAGAAGCACAAAGTGCGAGTGGGAGATGGACCTGATCCAGAGGATCGGGAATCCGATCCTGAGCCGGTGGTACCGGTCCCTGCTGTGGATTACTCTCCGACTCCTGTGGAAGATTCCGACCAGGACGAAGTAGTCAAACGTACGATGGATCGACAGCACTTCGAGGCCTATCAGATCACTGAAGAGGAGTATCGGGCAAAGGGCCATCAGGAGCATGTCGAGCTCACGTACTACATGGAGGACGATGTCTTCGCTGACAACCGTGGCGTTCCTATGCAGGACACGTCCTGGTTTGATAACATCATCAGCGGTGTGTCTGCCTCCGATTCCATCATCTACGTCCGAAGCATGAGCCGCCACGCGGACTTCGAGATCACCCTTCTCGACGACTCCTACGAGCACTCGGTTCTCGGGGTTGAGTATTACGAGGACTAACAGTGATCGAGGCAGCACCGGATAACTCATATTTCGAGTGGCTTGTGGATCGAACCGTGGATACTCGCAAGGCTGAGTGTCCCGAGGAGTCCTTCATGAGCCTGCTCGAGATCATGCACCAGACGCCGTTTCGAGTGATCGTCGCGAACGACATCAACCGTGCACAGGATGGTATTGACCTTCGTAGGGCGTTTGTTCGAGAGAACAACGACGTGTCCTACGTATGGCTTAACGAGCAGTCTTGCTCCATGCTCGAGATGTTCATCGCTTTGGCCGAGCGTATGGACATGATGCTCGAGGATGATGAAACACCATATTCTCTTGAATGGTACTTCTGGGAGATGGTGAAGAACTGTGGCCTCTACGATTACAACGATGAGGCCCTGTTCAACCCCCGCCACGAGGAGGAAGTCGACTCCATTCTTGAGCGGATCAACTCGCGGGATTACACCAAGATGGGACACGGATCCATGTTCCCTCTTCGTGCGATCCCGCTTCATGGCGCACGTGATATGCGGAAGGCTGAGCTCTGGGCCCAGATGAACGCCTACGCAAACGAGAACTATATGTAAGGAGCCTCATGGATTTCTACCGAATCTGCGAGCGTACCACAAAGAGTGGAAAGGTGGAAATCTACCCTGAGTTCCTCGTCGGTAGGTCGAGGGATATTCTCATTCAGGGACGAGACTTCCAGGCAATCTGGGATGAGGAGAAGGGGCTCTGGTCTACAGACGAGTTTGACGTCGCTACGTTTGTAGACCGGTCCCTCTTCGAGCACCAGAAGAATCACAAGGGTCAGATTGAGACCGTTGTGAAAACTATGTCCAACTACAACACTGGACTATGGACCAGCTTCCAGACTTGGAAGTCCAGGCTCCCTGACAACGGGCAGGAGCTTAACAGTAAGCTTATATTTGCGGACAGTACTCCTAGAAAGGAAGACTATGCAACCGCAAGACTACCCTACTCACTGGAGGATGGTACTCCGGACGCTTGGGTAAGACTTATTGGAGTCCTATATGATGAGGACGCTCGACGAAAGCTTGAGTGGCTCATCGGCTCCATCGTGGCTGGGGACTCTAAGAGGATTCAGAAGTTTGCCGTCCTATATGGTCCCCCGGGATCGGGAAAATCAACGATCCTCAATATTCTGGAACTTCTATTCCAAGGCTACACAACTACATTCGATGCGGGAGCTCTTGGATCCAAGTCAGATCAGTTTGCAACCAGCACTCTCGGCAAGAGTTCGCTCGTGGCCATCGACCAGGATGGAGACCTATCCAGGATCGAGTCCAATGGACTCCTCAACAGCATTGTTGCGCACGAAACTATTCTCATCAATGAGAAGGGGGTACGAAGGTATCCTAAGCGAATCAATGCAATCTTATTTGTCGGAACAAATAAGCCAGTCAAGATCACAGATTCCAAGTCAGGTATCATCCGTCGACTTATCGACATTTCCCCTACCGGGAACAAACTGGATGTCAGTGAGTATCAAACTCTCATAACACAGGTCCGGGATGAGCTCGGGCAGATCGCTAATCACTGTCTTGGGGTTTATCGTAGTCTTGGTAAGCACTACTATGATGCGTATAAGCCCCAGGACATGATGATGAAGACTAACGTAATCTATAACTTTGTTGAGGAGAACTACCTCCTCTTCAAGGAAGAGGAATTCGTTAGTCTCACGATGGCATACAAGCTGTATAAGGAGTATTGTAGTGAGAGTAATATCCCGTACCCGGCAAGTCGGCATAAGTTCCGGGAAGAGCTCAAGGATTACTTCAATCACTTCGATGAGCGACGACAACTTGAGGGTGATCGACTACGCAATGTCTATTCCGGCTTCCGGTATTACCTATTGGATCCTGCCAAACTCGAAGCTGCCCCAGAGAAGCCATATTCACTCGACCTGGATTGCTCCGAATCCATTCTCGACGAGAGTCTCTCTGATTGCCCGGCACAGCAAGCCGGACCTTCTGGCACTCCACAGTTCCGATGGGCGAACGTTCATACCACTCTAAAGGACGTCGACACCCATGAGGTCCACTACGTCAAAGTCCCCGAAAACCACATCGTCATCGACTTTGATATCAAGCAGGACGGTCGGAAGGACCTTAATCGAAACCTTCAGGCAGCCTCGGAATGGCCCCCTACCTACGCCGAGACCAGTCAAGGTGGTAATGGAGTTCACCTCCACTACATCTACGATGGAGACCCTTCCGAACTGGCAAGGCTCTACGATGAAGACATTGAGATCAAGGTCTTCACAGGTGATTCCTCTCTGAGGAGAAAGGTCACCCACTGTAACAACATCCCGGTGGCTCATATTTCAGAGGGGCTGCCGTTTAAGGAGAAGAAAGTGATCAACAAGACCACCATGGCCAACGAGAAGAAGGTCAGGGAGCTTATTGAGCGCAACCTTCGGAAGGAGATCCATCCCTCGACCAAGCCCTCGGTAGATTTCATTGCCAAGATCCTCCGGGACGCCAAGGAACAGGGGATGGTCTATGACGTCAAGGACCTGAAGCCTCGTGTGCTGGCGTTCGCTATGAACTCGACGCATCAGTCCGAGGCAGCCATCAAGACTGTGATGGAGATGCCTTTCACCAACGAGGATCCTGAGGAGAAGTCTGTGGGGTTCCCGACTGGTGAGCTGGTCTTCTTCGACTGTGAGGTCTTTCCGAACCTGTTCCTAGTGAACTGGAAGGTGAAGGGCAATCCGACGGTGCATCGGATGATTAACCCCACCCCCGAAGAGATCGAGGCCCTCTGTGAGATGCGGCTTGTCGGCTTCAACTGTCGGAAGTATGACAACCATATTCTCTACGCTCGTACACTCGGGTTCAATAACGCCAAGCTGTATGACTTGAGTAAGCGCATCATCGAGAACAGCGTCACTGCTGGGTTCGTCGAGGCATACAACCTGTCCTACACCGATGTGTACGACTTCGCAGCCACCAAAATGTCCCTCAAGAAGTGGGAGATCGAGCTTGGACTGCATCACCAGGAGCTTGGCCTTCCTTGGGATGAGAATGTTCCTGAGGATCGTTGGGAGGAAGTTGCAGCCTACTGTGATAATGATGTTATCGCAACCGAGGAGGTCTTCAACCATCTCCATGCGGACTGGCAGGCCCGCCTTATGCTTGCCAAGTTGTCTGGTCTGACGCCTAATGACACGACCAACAAGCACAGTCAGTTCATCATCTTCGGGAAGAACAGGAACCCACAGGATGAATTCGTTTACACCGATCTCAGTGAGCAATTCCCTGGCTATCAGTACTCTTTCGGCAAGTCTACCTATCGTGGGGAGGAGGTCGGTGAGGGCGGATACGTCTACGCCGAACCAGGAATCTACGTCGACGTCGCCCTTCTCGACGTTGCGAGCATGCATCCCACTTCAATCGAGTGTCTCAACCTCTTCGGAGACCGATACACTCAGCGTTTCAGCGAGATCAAGCAAGCCCGAGTAGCCATCAAGCACCATGATGACAAGCTAGCTGAATCTCTTCTGGATGGAGCGCTCAAGCCGTTCCTCGAGGAAGGGGTTGACTATGAGGCACTGGCATTCGCTCTCAAGATCGTCATCAACTCCGTGTACGGCCTCACTGCGGCGAAGTTCTCTAACCCCTTCAAGGACCCGCGCAATGTGGATAACATTGTCGCCAAGCGTGGCGCTCTGTTCATGGTGGATCTGAAGCACTTCGTCCAGGAACAGGGCTTCGATGTTGCGCACATCAAGACCGACTCGATCAAGATCCCGAGGGCTACTCCCGAGATCATCGAGAAGGTCATGGAGTTCGGCAAGAAGTACGGCTACACCTTCGAGCACGAGGCTACTTACGATCGTATGTGTCTCGTGAACAAGGCCGTCTATGTCGACTACGAGGATGGAAAGTGGAGCGCCACCGGTGCCCAGTTCCAGCACCCCTACGTCTTCAAGGAGCTCTTCTCCAAGGAGGAGCTCGATATTCGAGACGTGGTGGAGACCAAGAGCGTTACCACCGCTCTGTACCTCAACAATGGAACAGAAGAGAACCCCGAGATGGAGTTCGTCGGTAAGACCGGCGCCTTCGTCCCCGTAAACCGTGGAGGCGGGATCCTTCTCCGCGAGAAAGATGGTAACTACCATGCCGCATCAGGCAGTACCGGTTATAGGTGGGTACAGTTCGAGTCCTTCAAGGAAGCCCACGCAGACGACTGGAAGGAGTGGGTCGACTGGAGTTACTTCGAAGGTCTTGCTGACGATGCAAAGGCTGCGGTGGGAGAATTCGGCGACTTCGAGGCCTTCACCCTTGGAGCTTGATGGATACATCTGGGAAGGAGACAATGATGGCTGAGTACGTGAACCAGCGGGAGTCATACAAGGAGCTCTCGATCGAGAAGGATCGGGATCCGGTTCTTGATGATCCGATCATCTACGGAGTCAACGTCAAGCACTTCACCTTGACCGTATATTCTCCTGAGGGACGTGTCAGTAAGTACTGGAATGCCCGGATCCTCCAGGATCAGCTGGGTCGATGCCGGATCGCGTGCCCTCGTGATGGTAAGATTCTGTGCTTTGCCTGGTTCGAGTGGACTTCGTACATGTTCTCCCACGACGGTCTGAACGAGCTGGTATTTATGCCCAGGACGAATTCTAGGCTTCCATCTACTCTCTGGAACACAAAGGAGGTGAAGTAATATGGGATGCTGGCACTGGGTTCTTGTCCGCGGTCCTTTCTGGCAGCGGCACTGGATGTTTGTGCAGGATGCCGGATGCTTCCGTCATAACTACACCTGATGTGTAGAATCCCCCGGGTCTGTAAAAAGGGCCCGGGGGTACGCGTCAAAAACCACGGGTATTATGAGACCCCTCTACGAAAGGACACATCATGAACCCCGTTGCTACCCTCGCCGTCCGTCTGGTTGTCGAGACCTGCTCCGGTATGGTTGTTAGCCGCGCCCTCTCGCCGATTGTCAAATCCGCCACTGGCCTTACCAAGGTCGCTATGTGGATTGGCGTATTCGGCCTGAGTTCCGTTGCTAGCGCCCACGCTGGAAAGGTTGTCGTCAACTCGATCAACGACGGACTGAAGATTGGTGACAAGATCACTGAGAAGACCGAAGACTGATCTCTAGTTTATACCCCATTAACTTGGGGTATAGGCTTTTCTGAAAGGAGCACACATGCCAGGAAAGATTGTCGCCAACGATGCCCATCTTCGGATCGACACGGAGTTCATTGAGCTCAAGGACTGCTTCGAGGCGTTCCGTCGAGGAGTGGAGTACCGTGAGAAGAATGACGTTGATGATATTCTCGTCATCTGTAATGCCCCCGACATCATTGAGTACCAGCTCAAGAACGGGGACAGCTTCATTGTCACTTACGATCCAATTCACCGGATCATCGTGATGCGTGTGTTCCTCCACGATGAGGACATCACCATCAAGCCCATCTATATTTACAACAACCGTGAGTACCAGATCGCCTGTGAGTTCCTCAGGCAGGTAATGCACGACAAGATCGACCTTAAGGACGAGTGGATCGCATGAGTAAGAAGAACCCCAGCGTCATTGACTACTTCGACCTCAATGGTGACTTGAACGAGGAGGCCTACGAGTTCGAGGACGTAAAGCTTGACGAGTATATTGACAAGCGAAGCAACGTCAAACCATCATGGGTTGGTAAGTACAGTCACCAGATGCACTTCGATCTTCCGGATGACACGGAGGTCAGCTTCTACAATGGGCTGAATATCGTCTATGCGGATATTCTCTTTGCTGGAGGAATCCGCACCATCCTGTTCAAGTGCCGTCAGAAGAAGAACCTCACCCGATTCATTTCCAGAGTACTTGAGATCGCACAGGGAGATCCCTCAAATGTCCACCCTGATTTCCGAGCCTGATATTTAAGGAGAACACAATGGCACGACTTGGCAACATCACTATCGAGAACGCCCGTATCTTCTTCAAGGACTTCTCTGCCTCTGGTCCTTTCGCCGGTGGCACGAAGCGAACCTTCTGCGTTGAGATTCCCGAGGACATGGTTTCTGCTCTCGAGCGAGACGGGTGGAATCTAAAGACCCGGGAGTCTCGAAATGACCCGGATGCTGTGATCCACTACCTCAAGGTGGAGGCGTCTTACCGGGCCCGGCCTCCAAAGATCGTCTGTATCCCGAACCTGACTCGACGGAAGGTTTACATCAGCGAGCAGACAATCGACTCTCTGGACTACGTCGAGATCCTCAATGTGGATCTCACTATCAATCCATACCAGTGGGAGGCGAATGGAAACTCCGGCGTCAAGGCATATCTGGGAACCATGTATGTCACGATCGCTGAGGACCCGCTCGACGCCAAGTACGCTGATGAGGAGGTGGCCGCCTGATGCGACGCTACGGTCTGTTCAACTTCCTGTTTGACGTCTTCATGGTCTCTGTGACCGGAGGATTCTGGCTCATCTGGATCTTTATCCGAGAGATGCGGCGCGGCTGATTTTATACCCCGGGGTCTGTAAAAGGGCCCCGGGGTCCCCACTCATAGAAAGGACACACGTGGCTAGCCGACTTATCGTCAGTGCTGATGATATTCTGAAGGCGGTCAAGGAATCAGAGGAGTTCGAGAAGAAGGCCCTCTCTGAGGCTCGTAAGCGAGATCGAGCTGAGGGCAAAGAGCCTCGAGAGACTCTGTATCCAAACCCGGATCTTAAGCCTGGTCGAGAGATCGTGCTCGACTACATCAAGAACCCGGAGCGTCGTCGTACGCCACGGTGTTCCGTTCATCTTGAGAAGCGGACTGCGAACAACAGCTATCGTTTTATCGTGGACGTGTCTCAGGTAAGGAATCGAGAGCTTGCGGATGAGATAGAGAAGGATCTCTTCGCATTCATGGACTATCTTCTCGACGAGTACGACATTCCACGACGCATTAAAAGGAGCACAAAATGATTACTCTTATCAAGGTTGACGAGGGTCCCGTTGACATCTATGAGCTTCGTATGCAGTATCTTGCCAAGCTCAAGGAGACGGATGGAGTTATGCTTCCCACGTTCATCTACAGGAACAAGGCCCTCTTCATCACCGAGTTCAAGCCCACTTGCGATGACCAGTGGATCATGTACATGACGAACGCTGAGGGTCTCATCACCAAGATGCGGATCAAGAACGGCGACCTGATGAGTAACGGATCTGTTCTCTTCCTTGCCGAGGAGCGGAAGACCTACAACGCCAAGGAGTACTACGACTACTGGACTGCTCGTGAGGGTAAGCCTGCTCCGTTCTTCTACGAGTCCCGGCAGTACCACGTCAAGTCCTTCATGCGGGTTCCCGGCTCGACCGATCTGTGGATCACCGCTGAGCGAGAGACAGGGCACTGGTACACCTTCCGTATGTCGGATGACCAGAAGTCCAAATTCACTCGCCACGCCATAACCAATGCGAAGGGACACCAGTCTTATGACTGGGTTCTCAATAATGTTCAATGGGAAGCCGACACGATCCGTTATTTCTGAGGAGGATATTAATATGGGAAACACAAAGCGTATCGACCTTAACCAGTTCGAGGAGATTTGGATCAGTGACACGTTCCGACACCTCAAGCCGGTCATTGTCCTCCACCAGGATAAGTTCTGGCATGTGATGGGCCTGGAGCTCAACTCGTATGACTGGGAGTCCTGCTGGTACATATACCTCAAGCGCCGGGACAGCGACTTCATGATTAGGATTCAGATTCCTCTGACTCAGAAGTTCATCTTCAACCCTCTCTCGAACAGCTGGTCTCTGGACGCTCCTACCGAGGAGATCACCGACCTCGAGGAAATCAAGAAGGCGCTCAAGTCGGACGAGGTGTCCGAGGTTATCGTCTCGGGGGTCCCGATGCGTCTCATCAGGGTTCAGGAGATTGCCAAGGGTGTCCTTTTCTTCGTCTTCCTCGACACGGCTGAGAAGCGCCGGTACTACTACGCCCGTCACACGACCAAGCTCCGTATCGTCACAAACGCGGAGAACGGGAACAAGGAGTACCTCCTGGACCACATCAAGGCAATGCACATTGACTGAGCGCTGGAGAAATTTACCCCACCCCTTCTCGAGGTATGAGGCATCGGATCTCGGTCGGGTGCGGAATATCTCGAGTGGGCGAGTTCTTCGGATCCAGAAGTGCTCAGACGGGGCTCCCGGGTTCTCCCTGTATCGTGATGACTCAGGTAAGCAGACCATGGTTCGCTGTGGGATTGTTATCTGGCGTGCGTTCAACGGAGAGCCCGGGAAGCGACACTATGTCATCCACTTGAATGGTGACATGGCTAACGCTCGTCTCGAGAATCTGGATCTCGTATCGTACTCGGAGTACCGGCAGGCCTGGTATGATGAGTACAACGCAGAGCAGGATCGTATCTTCGACGAGACTGTCTCTGAATTCGACGAGTGGATCTTCGGATCATGTCTTGAAAGGAGAACACACTAACCATGACAGTTACGTATCGCCCTGAGCAGATTCAGGCGGTGCGTCAACTGCAGAACGGCAGCATCTTGGCGGGTGGCGTTGGTTCAGGGAAGACCCTGACCAGTCTGGCGTGGTACCTCACGTCGGTTTGTAACGCCGCCTCGTTCAAGAAAGGGGGGTCCTTGGCTAAGAAGAAGGTCAAGGGCTCCCCTACGCTGTATGTCATCACGACCGCTAAGAAGCGGGACTCCCTTGAGTGGGAGGAAGAAGCTGCGCGTCTCGGTCTGAGTACAGATCCTGCATGTAGTTTCACAGGTTCACACATTGTGGTGGACTCGTGGAACAACATCGGGAAGTACTCGGATCGAGAACACGCGGTATTCTTTTTCGATGAGCAGCGTGCTTCCGGCAGTGGGCGCTGGGTCAAGGAGTTCTTGAAGATCACTCGTAAGAACACCTGGCTTCTGCTCTCAGCGACGCCTGGAGATGTCTGGATGGACTACCTCCCGGTATTCATGGCCCATGGATTCTTCAGGACTCGTACGGAGTTCATGGAGGATCACGTCATATTTGACCGCTTCGCAAAATACCCCAAGGTCAAACGATACATAGGGGAGGCGAAGCTGCAGCGCTTGCGTCGGAGTATCCTTGTGGAGATGCCGGTGGAGCGACACACTACTCGTGAGAGGGAGACTGTCTACTGCGATTACGACCGTGACTTGTATAAGTGGGTCGTGAAGAACAGGATGGATCCCTGGACAGAGGAACCCCTTAGAGATGCAGGTGGGGTCTGCAGAATCTTGAGAAAGGTAGTGAGCGACAATGACTGGCGTTCAGAGCAAGCCAAGCGCATACTCTCAAGCAATGAGAGGGTTATCGTATTCTACAATTACAACTATGAGCTCGATCGAATCCTTGCAGTTGCAGAGAGCCTTGGACTGCCTACGGCGCAATGGAATGGACATCGGCACGATGCTATACCAGCAGAACCTCGATGGGTCTATATCTGTCAGTACACCTCGGCAGCAGAGGGATGGAACTGTACTAGTACCGATACGGTTCTCTTCTGGTCCCTCAACTATTCCTGGCGAGTGACGGAGCAGTGTGAGGGTCGGATCGACCGATTGAATACGCCATATTCTCGGTTGAAGTACTACTTCCTTGAGTCAAAATCGTCGATTGATGAGGCGGTTCGGCGGTCATTGAGCTCGAAGAAGGTGTTCAACGAGAGGGCGTTTGTCGGTTAGAATACGTGTGACGGATTACCAAGTGGCCATTTTTTTGGCCATGTGGCCACTTTTTCGTGTTACGGGTGATACTGATGTTACTCGTCACACGTATTGTGGCCAAAAAAGTGGCCACTTGGTGTCACACGTATTGTGGACTTTTCCTTGGAATTGCAACGAAAAGTGGCAAGTGGCCATTTTTTGTGAAATATATTAATTGATTGATTGATTGATTTTTTATTATATATATGAAAATAGAGTTTTTGGCCACTTTTTTGTCCACCCCCTAGTTTGGCGCCGTTTGATGATGTTTGATGATGTTTATCGATCGGATTTTCACATCAGTCACATCCGTAACAAAACCCCGCCCCAATCAAAAGATACCCCTCTTCCAAGGATCTACAATACGTGTGACACCCCTTGTCGCAATCTACGCATATAATGATAAGAAGGATAGAAACAAGCCTATCCCTTCTTATAGGCTTACCCAGAGGAGCACACCATGCGTGAGTCACAATTCCAAGCACAGCTCATCAAGAAGCTGAACAAGATGTTGCCTGGGATCATCATTCTGAAAAATGACCCCAACTACATTCAAGGTATACCCGATCTGATTCTTCTCTACAAGAATCGTTGGGCAGCCCTTGAGGTGAAGCGAGGCGCCACTGCCTCAGTCCGTCCGAATCAAGCACACTATGTTCGGACCATGCATGCGATGTCGTATGCCGCATTCATCTACCCTGAGAACGAGAGCGAGATCCTCAGTGAAGTTCAACAATCACTCACAGCTTAGTGGGGCCCACGCATTCCTTTCCGCCAGTAAGTATCACTGGCTCAACTACTCTCCCGACAAACTGATCGAGACCTTCCGAACCGCCCAGGCTGCTGCAAAGGGAACCCGTCTTCATGAGCTCGCCGCTGAGCATATTCGGTTGAAGATGCGCATGCCTCGAAACAAGGTGACATTCAACAACTATGTTAACGATGCTATTGGGTTTCGGATGGAGCCGGAGCAAGTCCTGTTTTACTCGGTCAACTGCTTTGGCACTGCTGACGCTATCTCCTTTGACAAGGGGCTACTTCGCATCCACGATCTGAAGACTGGCGTTCACCCCGCCAAGATTGATCAGCTCATGATCTATGCGGCACTCTTCTGCCTCGAGTATGATGAGCGTCCTGGGGCTATCAGCTACGAGCTCCGTATCTACCAGAATGACGATATTCAGGTAGCAAACCCGGAGGGCGACGACATCGCCCCAATCATGGACACCATCATCCAATTCGACAAGCTTATCGAGAAGATCAAGGAAGAGGAGGCCTAATGGATCTCGCTCACTATGGTGTTAAGCGTAAGTCTGGACGTTACCCCTGGGGTTCCGGAAAGGACCCGCATCAGCACTCGGGCGACCTCCTCTCCACCATCAAGGATCTGAAGGCAAAGGGTCTCTCTGAGACTGAGATCGCCAAGGGTTTTGGAATGACCACCACCCAGCTTCGAGCCCAGAAGTCCATTGCCAAGAACGAGAAGCGTAAGGCTGACGTTGCAATGGTGGCCCGGCTCAAGGAGAAGGGGATGTCCAACACGGCCATTGGTCGTCGTATGGGCATCAACGAGTCCTCCGTTCGAGCGCTTTTAGACCCCACCCTCAAAGAAAGGGCGGGGAGTACTGAAGCACTGGCCAAGGAGCTCAAGAAGCAGGTCGGTAAGGATGGTCTACTTGACGTCGGACTCGGCGTTGAGGTCAACATGGGTGTTACAAGCACCAAGATGAAGACCGCCACCGCCATGCTCGAGGCTGAGGGCTATCACGTCCACAAGGTGAAGGTCCAGCAGCAGACGACTGGCAAATTCACCGAGATGAAGGTCTTGGTGCCACCGGGCATGGACTACAAGACGGTGCTGGCTAAGCGGGGCGATATTAAAGCCCCCGGTGTCAATATTGAGGACCGGGGTCGTACCGTGTACGGTATCGAGAAGCCCACTGCTGTTTCCAGCAAGCGACTGAAGGTTCGCTATGGAAACGAGGGTGGTACCGATATGGACGGCGTCATTGAGGTTCGACGTGGAGTCAAAGACCTCTCCCTCGGTGGCTCAAACTATGCTCAGGTTCGAATCAGTGTTGACGGTACGCACTACCTCAAGGGCATGGCGATGTACTCGGATGACATTCCTAAGGGATATGACCTCCGGTTCAACACCAACAAGAACCCCACTGGGAACAAACTGGATGCCCTCAAGAAGCAGACTGGTGACCCGTCGAACCCCTTCGGTTCAGTAATCCGCAAGCAGCTTCACTACACCGACTCGAATGGTAGGAAGAAGCTCTCTGCGATGAACATCGTCAACGATGAGGGTACTTGGGGTGACTGGTCTAAGACCTTGAGCTCCCAGTTCCTCTCGAAGCAGCCTGTGTCTCTTGCCAAGCAGCAGCTTCAAAAGGTACGAGACAAGCGCCGTGCTGAGTTCGAAGAGATCATGGCTCTCACCAATCCCTCAGTCAAGAAGAAGCTACTGCAGTCTTTCGCAGACTCGGTAGACTCTGACGCTGTGGATCTGAAGGCCGCTGCTCTTCCTCGACAGGCCAGCCAGGTTATCCTTCCCGTCCCCAAGATGAAGACCACGGAGGTTTACGCCCCCAACTTCAAACATGGGGAGAAGGTTGTTCTTGTTCGTCACCCTCACGGTGGACGATTCGAGATTCCTGAACTGACAGTCAACAATAAAAACCCCCATGCCAGAAAAGCAATAGGGACTAAGGTTAAGGATGCAATCGGGATTCACCCCAAGGTTGCGGAAAGGCTGTCAGGTGCTGACTTCGATGGTGACTCTGTTCTATGTATTCCGAACAATAGCGGAAAGGTCAAGACCTCCCCGGCTCTTAAGGGCCTGAAGGACTTCGACCCCAAAGCTATGTACCCGGCATACGAGGGTATGAAACCCATGACTTCTAAGCAGAAGCAGATGAAGATGGGTGAGGTTTCAAACCTGATCACCGACATGACTATCGGTGGCGCCAACCAGGCTGAGATTGCCCGGGCAGTTCGACACTCCATGGTTGTGATTGATGCTGAGAAGCACAAGCTCAACTATAAGCAGTCCGAGATCGATAATGGTATTGCCGCCCTCAAGAAGAAATACCAGGGCAAGGCAAATGCTGGGGCTTCTACTCTGATCAGTCGTGCTTCCTCCGAGAAGCGTGTTGCTGAAAGAAAAGCCCGGTCCGCTTCAAAGGGTGGGCCTATCGACAAGAAGACTGGACGAAAGGTCTATGAAGAGACTGGGGCTACTTATGTGGACAAGCATGGTAAGACTGTGCTTCGTACTGAGAAGTCTACTAAGTTAGCAGAGACCCATGATGCATACTCCCTCGTTTCTAAGAACGGGAGTGCTATCGAAACGGTCTATGCCAATCACTCTAACGAACTGAAGGCTATGGCTAATGAAGCCCGTAAGGCTACGCTTGCTATCCCCTCTGTTCGAAAGAACCCCCAGGCCGCAAAGACCTATGCCCCTGAAGTTAAGTCCCTCAAGGCCAAAGTAAACGAGGCCCTCCGGAATAAACCCCGAGAACGCCAGGCACAGGTCCTGGCAGACGCGGTAATCAGGGCGAAGAAGCAAGCTGATCCAACTCTTGCCAATGATAAAGAGCGTCTCCAGAAAGCCCGGCGCCAGGCTTTAGCCGAGGCCCGTTCAAGAACGGGGGCTGGTAAGAAGCCTTTCGCTATCACTCCTCGAGAGTGGCAGGCTATCCAGGAAGGTGCTGTATCACAGGCTGCACTGAACAAGGTTCTTGAACTTGCTGATGAATCAGTAGTTAGGGAACTGGCTACACCTAGGTCCCAGCCTAAGGTGTCATCCAGCATGGTGGCCAGAGCCAAGGCTATGAGTAGTAGAGGTAAGACTGCTGCTGAGATTGCTGAAGCTTTGGGAATCTCAACAACTTCTGTACACCGTGCTCTAGAGGAGGGCTGACCACACCATGGTACACACCCTCTCACAGGGCCTCTCTGAGGAGGTCTACTATGGCTAGGATGCTGTCCACAGTGGACAATCCTTACGATCCAAGAACTTCATGGGACGAATGGTTTGCTTTTGACACAGCCCACGGCTACGGTACCTGTGGCCTCCTGGCCAGGCTGTGCACATCAAGCGATTCGTTAAGTGAAGAACTTGAAATCGAAGAAATTGAAAATGCAATTGATCGAATTCTCAATCTTGATGGAACAAATTTCTATCAAACTTTCGAGATCGATGATTGAAAAATAAAAATTTCTTCGTCGACCCGGGGGAGGGGGGTCTCGCATTTAGGCCCCCCACCCTCAT